TGAAGAAGCCTCCTCGCACTAGATGCTCATTCCACATTCTTCCAAGCGCACCTGGGTAAGAAAGCACTTGTTGATTTGTTACATTGAAGGCGCGCTCAATTCTGATCAAGGCCTCTTCAGTGGATAGATCTAATCCGATGTCTTCATCTTCCAAGATAGAAGGAGTGTAGGATTTTGCTAGTTGTTCCGCTTCTTCTACTCTTCCAGAATCTACTAGCTCCTGTACTTCTTCACTGTGCCTTTCTAGTTCTCTGGCCTTGAGATACTTGATAGTTCGATCGTAGAGGTATGCCGAGTTGAATTGAGTGTCTCGTTCATACTCATCGCTAAGGCTAGTTAGTAGTGCTTCGATATACTCACTGTCTGCCTTAGAGAGTCTACCAGATTGTAGATTCTCCATGAAGATTGCTTCGATGTCTCTATCTGGTGCGCGATTATACTTAGCATAGTAGGTCAAACACCAGTCGGCGACTATAACTAGTTCTGAAGAAAGTAGAAATTCTGGCTTCCAGATCCTCTGGATTCTAGATAAGAAATCTTTGCTCACCACCATACCGGTGATGATTCGTCTCTCGAAGAATTCTTGTTCGTCTCTCATCCTGCCTCCACTACTCGTTGATGTGATTCTATCATACTATCTGAGCGTAGTCCTAGCTTTCTAGTGTACTCTTTGTAGAACTGAGAAAACAGTGTGTCGTTAGAGAACATAGACGGTCTGCGATTAGTGATCCATTCCTGATCTCCTAGCCATGTAACGTACTGTGCCAATACTGTCATAGGACCCAACTCTGCCATAGTTTGATGATTGGGTGGTAGTTTCTCCCATCTAAAGTTGATTTGATCATATCTATCAATGAGCGCATCTGCTAGAGTGTAGTGCCCATCTTTACCATCAAAATCTACAATCGCTTCTGCTGGCTCGTAACAATCTTGTATGAAGGAGTCTCGTAGAATACCCGTAAACTTCGTATTGATTAGTTTTTCTACGTCTTGTACAGATGAAGTGGAAGATGTAGAAGAAGAGTAAGTGGTAGATTTTGCCACCCTTACTTCACTCTTGTGGCGGCAGTAGTCCTTCCATAGATCCCCATCGAATTCTTCGTCGGCTCCTTCAACAAACCGTGGTAGACCATTCTTCTGTTTGAGGAAGCCTAGTAGAGCCCAGTCGTGGGTGTAGTAGAAATCACTGTCGTAGATTTCCACGTAGTGGTCGATGGCAGATATGATCTTACTGCTGCCGTATTTCTCCAGTTTGGTCTTAATAACTTTCTCTAGAGTGGAGGTGTATCTGGCCTTGTGGATGTGCCCTGCCTTCTTGATCCAGTGTCTATATATTCGATGGCAGGCTCTTACAATTGAATTGTTAGTGGAGATTGTATCTTCATTGTTGTTTTGGAAGAGGCCTTCTTCATTGTTGTTGTTGGTAGTATCTGTATCTTCGTTGCTGCTTGAGACTTCATACTCCTCAGTATCAACTGTGTCTTCTTCCTTTCCAGAAAGCATTTCAGACAACTTCTGCGTATCTAGGTAGTAGAATTCCTTTGATGGTAGACCTAGAATCTTTGTTTTCAGAAGTTGCTGTTCTATCGCCCAGTTTTTACATACTCGAATCTGATACTCACTCATGCCAGTTTGTTCTTGCTGTTGTTTACTAGTCAGAAAGAATCCTCCATCAGCATCTAGCATGTTTCTCTTCAAGAAGTAGTTATACTTATCTACCAAGTTGCAGATGAAAATAGCGTTCTTGATCCCAACTTTATTTAGAAGTGGTTTGCAAACAATTAGAAATGATGCTATTTGTATTGGCTGCAGTGTGCTAGTTTGTGGGGAAGACTTAAGGTGGGACGTAGTTTTTCTTTGATTCTTTTGGTTGGTATGTATTGTGCGGATAATTCGTTCTACCATTTCTGCTCCTATCCTACAACTCATAATCTTCTTCTACCTGTATTTCAATCTCTTGTGTTGATGGTAGTATGTGTCGTTGAAGGAAAGATAGTATGACGGAGGAGTTAGTGTTAGAAACTGTTGTGAAGTTGAGATTGGCGGCGGCAATATCTAAGTTGAGATTGGCGGCGGCAATATCTAAGTTGATGTGGGAGGATACCATTCTATTCTCCTTTACTATTTGAACACTTTCTACTGGGTAGATTCTTTTGTTTTCATTGGAGAAGAATTCTTCATTCTTTTTGGTAGAAGAAGAATCTTCATTCTTTTTGATGGAGAAGGATTCTTTACTTCTATTGGAGAAACTATTCTTTCTTTCCAGATTTCTTTCTTCTACTTCCATTTCTATCTTTCTTCTATTTCTATCTTTCTTCTACTTCTATCTTTCTTCTATTTCTACTTCTATCTTTCTGTTGGCCTAATACATACTTTAGTATCATTAATATGGTATCATTAATATTTAGTATCATTATATACCCTTTGAATTTCTGCAATAGTGCGCTTATGATTACTACAAATGTGTGCTGTAGTTTTATCATATCACATCTGTCTTAGTAGAGCAATTCTTACCGTTCACTACTTGTACTTCTGCCTCTCCCAATCTATCTAAACTTCCACTTTTCCCATTTGTAGGAGGCATGCTTTGTAATTCTATCAAATGTTGACTTGTAGAATTTACTGAGTGGAAGGTTTTCTTTTCCACTAGATAGCTCTCCTATTCCACCTTAGAAAACAGAGAACACCGCCAAGCATGTCTCCACACTTGGCGGTGTCCCCACGGCCTGAGAATAGCAGAAAGGATTCTAGCGAAAGAACATCGATGCCGGTGACTAGTCGGCAGTTTCTTCGTATTGAGAATTCTTCTATGTTAGAAAAAGAATAGGTTGGAATACTTTTCATGTTCTTTCGCTCAGAATATCCTACCGTTACTTACCATGTAGTTAGTCAGTCTACATGGTGTACTACCACTGGGTTATTCCTATTCTTATTATGCTCATATTATACCATGTTTCTACATAAAAGTCAAGCGTCTGTGCTTCTTCTACCATATCTACTTACCGTTCTGTTTCTCCTCCCCTACTTTATATCTGTAGTAGCGCCTACACCCCTTCCGATGTGCACAGATAACACAATCGTCATGCTGCATCCACTCATAGCCTAGTAGATGGTTAGAAGGGCACTTTTGTGTGCCTTGCTCTAGAGAGGAAAGTACTTTCTCCAAAGTAGTTTTATTCTCTTCTCTAGGGTGACATACTCCATTCTCCCACAGATAGATAGTTGGACTCGACACTCCTACTAGTCTAGCCAGCAGAATCTGGCTGACTCCTAGCTTACTTCTGCGGTTTCTGATTTCTTGCTCAGACGTTGTTACAACATCAATCATTCTCCCCTCCTATGTGTAAAACTTGGAACTAGTTGCTTAACAAAGTAATCTGCATCTTCCTGCTTCATATCCCCTGGATCTGTATCTACTGTCACTACTTCTACCTTCTTGTTTAGAGCAGAGAGTTTTACTGCTAGTTTTCTTGCTTGTTGTTGCGCTCGCGGTTCGTTATCATACAGTATGAAGAAGTTGTCAGCATGTTTACTAAGCTGAATCACCTGTTCAGTTTTGAATTCTATTCCGAACGTAGCAGCAGCAATCTCTCCTAGACGCCATACGTCGGTAACTCCCTCTACCACTATGATGGTGTTATACTTTACCCATACTTCTTGGTGTCCATAGAGAATAGTTTTATGTGGAATCTTTTCTCGTTTTGCTGGACAGGCTAGGTATCTAAAGGGAGATTTTCCTGTGATATCTCTGGCTTGAAAGCTCACTAACTGCCTATCCCAGTAGATTGGGATTAGTATGCGATAACTATAGGATATTCCGTCTAACGTACTAATCGGTCCAGTCTGTAGCAACCCCCACGTATCTTCTAGTTGTTTAGAATCAAACCCACGTCCTTCTAGATACTGTCGATATAGAGGTGAAAGTGGAGAGTTAGGTTGTGGAAATCTTAGTGGATGAATAGATACTTTCTGCTCAACTTCTTTGCGATACCGTACTCTAGTGTTACCACGATACTGTTGAATCAACTTCCTAGCCTGACTGGGTGAAATATGCAACACCTCAGCCAGCACCTCAGTTAGTTGATGTGTCCCACACCGCCAACAGTGACATCCTCTTCCGTCTTGATGAATGCCTAGATGATAGTTGTGGCCTTGGCAGAATGGGCAGTCTATGTTTATCCAATCTTTTGTGGTGTGAGTATGCCCTTCAGTCACATAATGAATGTGTTGATCTGATAAGAGGCGTTCTATCCATTCCACTGTGTTTGATACCCTTCTACTCTAGAGGTAAGAAGTAGTTATGCTGTCGCTGCTTTCAATTCCTTAAACCCTCTCCAGATGTTTGACCAACTCCACCCTTCTTCTCTAAGTTGTCGCATAATTATTCCTCTACACACCTTAGGCTTGTCGATCGGAAGACCTTTTCTAGAAGTTTCTAATGTACGCTCTACGATATACTGTGCTTCAGGAGATAGAGATGCAATCAGTTCATTCCATCTCTCTTGCATTAGTATCGTCTTTTCTGGATCTATAGATTCATCTATTGCATCAAACGTTAGCGGAAGACTCTGTTCAGTTGTGTTTGTTAATGTACGAAGATGCTTGCTTACCGAAGACCAGATAAAAGTAGATTTACTACTCTTGCTAGGATCGTATCTTTTCTCCGCTTCTAGATACACTATGCAAGCCTCAGAGAACATATCCTCAAAATCTAATCCTGTAGTTCTTGCTGCTTGCCAAGCTAGTTTACGAAGCAGATTGACATCTTCCTCTATCATGTGTCTTGCTCCTTTTGATTCTGATAAGATTGTAACAATGTGGTCAGTAAAGTATGATACTCCACCTCCTTTCCGTCTAGTACTTCACTGAGTATTTTCCGTTTGTCATCTAACAACTCAGCGATTCTTTCTTCGATAGTGTTATGTGCCAACAAGTAGTAGATGTTTACTGCCTCCTTCTGCCCGATGCGATGAATACGATCTTCCGCTTGAGTTAGGTCTCCACTCGTCCACGGCAGCTCTACGAACGCTGCTGCGGATGCTGCAGTTAGAGTAATACCGGTACCTGCTGCTTGAACGTTTCCAACAAACAGTTTTATGTGTGGATTCTGCTGAAATTCTTTTACTGCTTTGTCTCGTTCTACAGTAGAGCAAGATCCATCTACTCTAACTGCTACCTTACCAAAGGTTTGCATTAGTTTATCTATCGTCTTACGATGAACAGCAAACACTACTAGTTTTCCGTTTTCTTCTAGGAAGTCAGCTATCCACTGAATACAGGAGGAGATTTTACCCTCTATAACTAACTGTTTGAGACCTTCAATCCTCACTAAGTATTCTGCAGTAGAGGCTTTTATAGCAGCATCTTCTCCTTTAGTACGTCGTAGAAACTCAATGAAATCGTCTTCTGCCGCCATATACTCTGAGTAGTTATCCAATTCTAACGGTAGTACTGTTCGAGTTTTGTTTGGAAGATCTTGTAACACTTCTGATTTCAAGCGTCGCAACATGATAGTTGAAGAAAGCATTCTATGTAATTCTTCAGTGTTAGAAGCACCTTTGTAATCCCATCCGAACCCGTTGTATCTAGGATTGCAGTACCTGTGTACATACTCCCAAAAGTTTGGGAACAACTGCTTATCTAGTAGCTGTATTATATGATACCCTTCTATCGGCCTATTTACTATCGGAGTGCCAGTTAAGGCAATAACGTGCGGTATCTTCTGTGCCAACTTTCTCACTGCTTTGCTTCTATTTGTTGAGGAAGTTTTGCACATATGTGCCTCGTCTATGATCAGTACTTTTGGTTTTATCTGAATCAGGGTGTCTAGCCACCCTCGATAAAGAATATCGTAGTTAACTATGATGATGTCTCCAGTAATAGGCACAGATGGTGTCATACCAGATAGTATCTGTACTTTCTGTTTATCTACTAGAGTTTGACGAATCTCCCTCTCCCAGTTTAGTTTTAGATGGGCTGGGCATACGATCACTGCTGGC